CCTCTCCCTCTCCCTCTCTCCTCAAAACTCTTAGACCTCTCATTCCTCTTATATCATCCAATTATGCTTGAATTTGACCAAATCTGGGCGGAAAACGCCCGGCGCAACCGCCTGCGCGACGAGCGGGAGCTGTTCGACCCAATTAGTGGGGTTGGCAGCTCCGGCGACCGCGTGGAAGTAGGCCCCGAGCCGTGGACCGAAGGTCGCGAACTCGTGCCCCGCGAGATGCTTGACGATCCCAAATATCCCTCAGCCCGCACCCCCGAAAGCTGGCAGCGCCTGCGCATCCACTACGACTTTGAATACTGGGCTGCCAAATGTTGCCGCATCAAAGATAAAAACAGCCGGCAGGTAGTGCCATTCATCCTCAACCGCCCCCAACGACGCGTTGTCAAACTCCTTGAGGCCGACCGCCGAGCCAAGATGCCGATGCGCATGATCATCCTCAAGGCGCGCCAATGGGGCGGATCAACCGTCGTAGAAATGTATATGGCATGGATACAGGCCGAGCTTTCCAGCAACTGCCACGCCATAGTCTGCGGAGCCGAGAAAACCGGTACGCAGGTGGTGCTGAACCTCTACGGCGATATGCTTGCCCACTATCCCGAAGAACTCTGGAAAGGTGAAAGCAAACCCCGACTGAAAACCACCCGCGGCATACTCGAACTGGAAGGCCGCGATAACCGCATCTACCTCGCCGCCTCCACCAACCCCAACGCCGTGCGCGGGGTTGATGCCTCATTGGTACACCTCACCGAAGCCGCCTATTGGAAAGCCACCCCCGGCAAAGACCCCTGGGACGCCGTGCGCGCCATCTACTGCTCCGTGGCCATGAACGAAATGACCATGATAGTGATGGAATCCACCGCCGACGGTGTTGGCTCCTTCTTCCATGAGGAATGGCTGCGCGCCGAGTCGGGCAAAAGCGATATGCGGGCAGTGTTCGTGGCGTGGCACGAAATCAAAGCCTACACCCTCCACTTCACCTCCCAAGAGCAGGCCCGCCAACTCTGGGAACAGCTTGACGAATATGAGAAAAATCTTTGGACAGCCGAGCAACTAACCCTCGAGCAAATCCACTGGTATCACCGCCGCCGGCGCGAGGTGAAAGAGCACTCCAAGATGAAAAGCGAGTTCCCAACCACCGCCCTCGAAGCCTTCACCTCCTCATCGACCAACGTCTTCCCGATAGAGAAAACCAACCTGCTACGCCGCGACTGTCGTCAGCCGATAGCCTACGGCGAAGTGTGCTCGCAGACCGGAGCCCTTACCGGCCCGCGGGCCCTGCTTGGCGTCAACTTCCGCAACGACCCCGAAGGCGAACTGCACATCTGGGCCTTCCCCGAACGGGGCGAGAAGTATGTTGTGGCGGTTGACATCGGCGGCCTCAGCGACAAAGCTGACTGGAGTGTAATCTTGGTGATACGTAACGGCGCCGTGCCGGAGGTAGTGGCGCAATGGCGCAGTCACCTCGACCACGACCTGCTCGTCTGGAAAGCCGCCATGACTGCCCGCTACTATAACGACGCACTGCTCGCCTTCGAGAGCAACACCCTCGAGAGCGAGAACCCAGCAGGCTCCGGCGAAGCCGCCTATGCCCAGGGGGCATTGATTTTGCATGAACTGTATCACCATTATCGCAACCTCTACCGCCGCACCACCGAAGACGGCGGCGGGTCGCGCCGACTGCCCGGCTTCCATACCAACCGCCAAACCAAGCAGATGATAATCACCGAGTTGATAGCCGCCATCCGCGACCGGCGCTACGTTGAGCGCTCCAGCGAAGCGTGCGACGAGTTTGATTGCTACGAACGTAGGCCCAACGGCTCCTATGCCGCCCGTCAAGGTCGCCACGACGACCTGCTGATGACGCGCGCCATCGGCCTGCACGTTGCCCGCGAAAACTATTCTGATTCCGCCCTCGACGCTGACCTCCAAGGCTATAGCCGACAGTGGGGCGTTGCTGATGCCGAGGATGACGGATGGGGATAAAAAAAGAGGCAAGGTAAATCTCCCGACTTTCCTTGCCCAGCATACGTAGTAATATTACCAGTCAATAATATGTGTAAATAAGCAATGGATATGCTAAGTATCTTCCTTTGTAAGTATCTCCTTTGGTAATTCTTCGGTTATTTATCACATTATTAATCATAAACTTCGCAGTACCTAAAAAAAGGTACGGGAGAACGTCAATTGCAATCCTTTCTGAGGCACCGCCAAGCGCCCGGTCCATAGATTGTTCTTAACGTTTCTCCCGCACCTACTATAGAATATTATCTAACGCGGATGCGAAACTCTCTTTTCCTTGGACATAAGGGATTTTGGTTGGCGGGTTTCCAGACTGGGAATTGGAGCTGGTCTTATGATTGCAATGTAAATGTTCTTTCGAGTGCAAAGATACAACGTAATATATATATAAACAAATTTTGTAACAAAAAAGACTCTAAAAAATAACTGCTTTTTGACAGAAAAATAAATTTTAGCAAATTTTATGATAATCAGATGGTTAGGGGTAGAATGACGCGAAAGTCATAAATTGTCCTACTTGGCGACAGATTCTCGTCGTAACTTTGCAACGTCAACGATAAAAGACAAATAAACAACCTATACACAATATAGGTTATATTAAATTCAAAAAACCTTGCAAACAATTTAAAACCTTTAGTATGAAAAAGACTCAAGTTAACACTTCAAATGCTGAAAACCAGCTCGAAAAGCCGGAAAATCAGACGAAAACCGAGCCTCAAGCCGAGGCTAACGCCCCGAAAAATGATGAGGAAAATCAAAAAAATGAAGAAAAAGCAGAAAAAACTCCGAAAAAAGTTGCATCCGGCGAAACCGCCCTGAAGAATGCTTCAGAGGAGGCCGCCGGGAACGAGGCAGCTGAGGCGGAAGCCGAGGCAACGCCTGCCGAAACCATAGATTGGGAGGCACGATTGGCCGAGGCCGAGAACCGCGGATATTTGCGCGGCCGCAACGAAAAGATTGAAGAACTGATGAAGGAGCCGGCCATGTTCGAGCTGCAAACCGCGTCGGCCACCGAGGCCAAGAACCGCAGCGATTGGCGCGACGGCGCCGACTGGCAGGCCGATTCCCAACCGATGATCCTCAACAACCCCCATATTTCCATTTGGGATAGATAGCCCCGGCTGCAGATTGCCCCGCCTCTTGCGACCTTTCCCCTCGCAATCGCTCGGGGCACAGAACCAAGAAATGCATCGCATTCAGCTTACAATTTAGCGCTTCCATTCACAATTTTGCTAACCGATTTGTAAACCTTTAAACTTAACAGATTATGAGCTTTTACAAAACCATTCGCACCATCGCAAACTTCAGCGATGCCATCGCATTCGCAGGGAATGCAGTAGTTAACGCAGTAAAGACCATCGTTGATGGCGTAAAATTGCTCTTCGGCTCGAAGAACAAGAAAGACGCTGACCAGGAGGGCGGCGGCCAGGGCAACCAAGGCGTCGGCAACGGCGCCGATTCCGGCAAGGGCGGCAATGGCAACGGCCCGACGGCGGGCGGCTTGGCAGCCATGGCGGTTGTAGCGCTGGCGGTTGTGGCAGTCAGCCTCTGGCTTCCGAACCCAACGGACGGCGTGGTAATGGCCTTCGCAATGGTGGCCGGAGTTGCCGGCAAGGGCGAGCACATCGTTGACGAACCCCTGACTACTCAGTTGGCCAACGTAGCCTCTCCCGGCTTGCTCCGCAACGAGATTGACGACCGCATCGTAAAGATTCGCCCGATGTCGACCCCTCTCGACCAGATTTCGCGCTTCGGCGGTGCCCGCCTTTGTGGGGCAATGAAGGTTGACTACTATTCGGTAGACACCCGTCCTACCGAGGACACCACTGCCGTTGAATATGAACCGGGCCGTTCACCCGCCATCGGTGCGGTAAGCCTCAAGGTCAACAACCCCGCCGTCTTTGAACCCTCAACAACGTTGCTTGTGCCTGAAATCAAGGCCTCAACCGGTGGCTCGCTGGTGCTGTATGTTGTTGAACGTGCCAACGATGGAATCTCAGTGGTGGCCGTCAATAACTACAACGACGAGAAAGAGGGCGTAGTCCCCGCGTTGCCCGCCGGTACCAAGCTTGTGCGCATGGGTCGCGCAGCTGCCGAGTTGGACGTGATGACCGCCCAGTTTGAGGCCCTCCCCAAGAAGGAAACCAACTTCTGCCAGATCTTCAAGGCCCAGGTTGAACAGTCAACCTTCATGAAGATTGCAAACAAAGAGGTGGGCTGGACCTTCTCCGACCAGGAAGAAGCCGCCATCATTGATATGCGCCTCGGCATGGAGAAGAACTTCCTGTTCGGCCATAAGGCAACCATCACCGACCCCGTAAAGCAGGACGAAATCTTGCTGACCGGCGGTATCTGGAACCAGACCGACAACACCTTTGAGTATGACAGCCTCTCATCCGAAAGTTCGCTCATTGACCTCTGCAAACGAGCCTTCACTAACAGTGCCGGCTCCTCCAGAAAGGTGCTTATCGGTGGTACTGGCTTGATTGAGCAGCTCAACAAGATTGACCACTCCCGCGTGCTCTCCGCCGAGCAGACCACTACCAAGTGGGGACTCGACTTCACCGAGATCCACTCCAAGTTCGGTACCCTCTACGTGCTGCTCTCCGAAGTGTTTGACCAGTGCGGTATGCCCGACGGCGGTATGGTTATCGACCCCGAGTACATCACCAAGTATAGCCACGTGCCGTTCCGCACCGAGCGCCTGAACCTCCGTCAGGCCGGTGTGCGCAATACCGACGCCATCGTCATCACAGAAGCCTCCTGCCTGGTGCTGCGCTACCCCGCAAGTCATCTCCGCATCGTTCGCAAGTAATCCCCAATCCCCAACATTGACGCAAAACTATGATTCTTACTGAAGAAGATATGGTCAGTCAATGGCTCCTTCGCAAGGGCTACGAGCCCTTGCGAAGTGACTGTACCATAACGCGCAGCGACGGCAACGACCTGCAAGCATTGGCTGCCCTGGAGTGCCGCATCTGGTATGAAAAGCTGCTGACCGAAGCCCCGATTGAGCTACTTGTGCCCCACGACTTGGCCAAAAGCAAAGAGGTGAAGAGCACCATGACCTTGGCCGATTCGATAATGGTGACACTGCCCGCCAACTGCGTGCGTCCCGTGGCCGTAAAACTTGGTAGCTGGCTTGCTCCGGCAAGGATTGTCACCCCCGACTCTCCCTTGGCCCGCCGCCAATATGCCCCCTTCTCGGCGGCCGGCATCACCAACCCCGTTGCCATCTGGCATCCCAACAACAAACTGGAACTGTTCAGTCCGGCTTACGAAAATTCCGACATGCTGGAAACCCTGCTCTGCATTGTGCGCCAAACCGATGCCGAAGACTCAGCCAAACTCATCTACGAGTTCCAGCCGGATGCCATCAGTACCATCTAACACCCCCCCAAATTACAATGAATAATGAAGTAGAAATCCGCAACAGACTGCTGCTCGAGGCGGCCCATAATGCTTGGCAGTCGATGGCCCCACTGCGCGAGCGCCGCCGTCGCTACTGCCGCTTCACCTATGGCGACCAGTGGAGCGACGTTACCCAGGACCTGAAAGGAAATCCCTGCACCGAACGCGACGAGGCTGAGGCTGCCGGCCGTAAGCCTATGACCAACAACCTAATCCGCCGACTGGTTAAGGCTGTTATCGGGCGTTTCCGCATGGAGCGCCTGGAGAAGCCTGAGGCGTTCCGCAAGGCTGATCCGCAGGGGTTCAACAACCTCGACGAACTGGATGCCCGCACCCTTGAGGAATTCCTGATTTCCGGTATGGCTATCCACCGCGTCTGCCGCGAAAAGCGCATCAATGGCGACGGCGTTTGGGCCGACAACATCTCGCCTGACCGTTTCTTTGTCAACGCCTTCACCGACAGTCGTGGGTGCGACTTGGAGCTGGTTGGCTCGCTGCAGGATATGTCGATGGCCGAAATCTTGATGCGCTTCTCCGGTGGCTCGGCCCGCAAGGCTGCCCGCCTCAAAAAGCTTTATGGCAACTCCAGCACAACCCTCGGCATCTACGACACTCCCTTCGAGCCGGAGGAGATCAGCTTCTTCCATGCCCGCGATGGTCGTTGCCGTGTGATTGAGCTTTGGACGTTGGAGTGCCGCGAGCGCCTCCGCTGCCACGACCCTCTGACTGCAACTCTTGGCTTCCTCCCGCCGGAAAAGGCCTCACTGCTGAAACGTCGCAATGCCCAGCGCCGCCGTCAGCATCAGCCGCAAATACAGAGCCGGTGGGAGGTGGCACCGCTCTGGCACTGCCGCTATCTGGCCCCCGACGGCACTGAGTTGGCCGGCTTCGACTCCCCCTTGGCCGACGGCTCGCTACCCTATGCCATAAAGATGTACCCACTAATCGACGGTGAGGTTCATTCGTTGGTTGAGGATGTCATCGACCAACAGAAGTACGTTAACCGCCTGATAACCTTGATGGACCATATTATGGGGGTATCGGCGAAGGGCGCACTGCTCTTCCCGAAGGAGTGCCGCATCGACAAGTACACGGTCGACCAGTATGCTAAGATGTGGGCCACGCCCGGGGCGGTGATTCCTTATCACCCCTTCGACGGCAACGAGCCCCACCAGATTTCCGCCACCCCCACCGACATCGGTGCGAAGGATATGCTGCAGACCCAAATCGGCTTGTTTGAGGATATCTCCGGCGTCAACTCAACGCTGATGGGGAAGTCGGTCAGTGGGGCCGTTGGCGCGGAGCGCTACCAAACCGAAATGCGCAATTCCGCCGTCAGCATCCTCGACCTGATGGAGACCTTCGCCGACTTCACAACGCGCCGAAACCGCCTCATGACGCAAGCTTGAATTCTGTTAAGAATCC